TTACGGGTGGCTTTCACCCCGAACTTATAATCTTAGCGGGTCGCCCTTCGATGGGTAAAACAGCACTCGCGCTATTTCACGCGGTGCAATTTGGCGAAGCGGGTGTTTATTTTAACCTCGAAATGAACCAATCGCAGCTCTGCCAAAGGTTAATACTTCAACACTCAGACGATAAGATTAATAGCGCACGCCTTCGCGATGGCAACCTATCACAACCCGAGTTACACGCATTCGAACAAACTATCGGAATGGTTGAAAAACTACCGATAACTATTTACGATAAGCCACGTTGTGGGGTACACGAGGCGATACGCATAATGCGCCGCGAAGCGCGTAAGAATAATTGTAAGTGGGTAATAATTGACTATTTGCAGTTAATGACGATAGAGGGATTTAGAGGCGGTAATCGAGAGGCTGAGGTAGCTGAGATAAGCCGAACACTAAAAGCCGCGCAAAAGGAACTAAACATACCGATTATTGCACTTGCTCAGTTAAGTAGGCAAGTTGAACAAAGAGCCGATAAACGCCCGATACTTTCAGACCTTCGCGAGTCGGGTAGCATTGAACAAGATGCCGATACCGTGATGTTCGTTTGGCGACCTTCATACTACGCACTTAATGAAGATAACGGCACGCCCTACACGAACGATGTGTTTTACTTATTTGAAAAGCATAGGCAAGGTTCAACGGGAGAAGTACGCTTTAAGCATAACGAAACGCTAACACACTTTAGCGATAACGGCGGCAATACTGGCAGCACCTTTTTACCAGTTAAGGAAACCTCAATACTACCTAACGAAACATTTGACTATACACCTTTCTAAAACAATATTTCTAAACAACCTGCAAAATTATAGACGGAGATGGAAAAACAAAAATTGAATTACAAAACATTAAAAGACTTGTTTTTAGAATTAGATGAACAAGCACACGAGTTAATTAATTTTGGAAACTCAAAAGAAAAAGCAGAGGGCTACGGTATGCAAAAGGTAACAACTGCTATTTACGAATATTGCAAAAAAAACAAAATAATACTATGGAAATAAATAAAACGCACAAAGGTAATTGCATTGAACTTGCTAACCTTTTAGATGATGAAAGTGTCGATTGTATTATAACAAGCCCACCCTATTATAATTCATCACACAAATACCAACGAGGAACTGGGTTTCATTACACGGCAGATGTTGGCGAACCATTATATGTCATACAAGATGTTTTTGAAGCATTAAAGCCGAAATTAAAAGAAGATGGAATCATTTGTTTGAATTTAGGTTTTAGTTATGGAGAAACGGGCGTAATGCGTCCTTTTGATATTGTAAATAGATTAAGAGAAAAAGCAGGATACTTTGTTAATGATGTTGTGATATGGCATAAAAAGAATCCTATACCAATGCAAAACAGATTAACCAATGCAATAGAGTATATATTTATTTTAAGTAAGCACCCGATAGGAAAATACTATACTAAAAAATATACGCACAACGTATGGAATTTTTCCGTTGATGGTGGCGGCAGAGGACATTCGGCAGTATTCCCAATCGATTTACCTTTGAATTGTATTGAACACTTTACGCAAGAAAACGATTTAGTACTTGATTGTTTTATGGGTAGCGGAACAACTGCCGAAGCGTGTGTAAAAACCAAAAGAAATTTTATAGGATTTGAAATTAACCAAGATTATATAAACCTAACAGAAAAGAGGGTAAAAAGATTATTGAATAATTTATCAGCACCAAGTTTGTTTGAAAATGAAGTGTAGTAATGACCACCGAGGAACGAATAATAGACTACATGACAAATTACGAACCCGAGCAAGGTGAATTTAAAGAGGGCGTTACGCATTACACCGATACGCTTAAAACACATCGAAGCTATGCAGCGCAATTAACGAGCGCCCCACGCACCTCGATAGCCTACCGATTGTATTTAAACCGTTCGCTCGATTGGCTAAAGCTGCTAAAAAAACACGGCATTAATTTGCAAAACATAATCAAAAATTGACTATATTTGCAGCAATGGAAGCAACACCGAAACCGATTTCGAAGCGTGGCGGTCGCCGTGAAGGTGCTGGTAGGTCGAAGCAATACGGCGAACAAACCGCTACGTTATGCTTTAGAGTTCCGCAAACGCACCGCGAAAAGATTACCTCAATGGTTCGCGCATACCTCGAAGGATTAAAGCTCGAATACAAATCAAAGAAGCACGACCCCGAGTATGGATGCTAAACTATTAACCATACCGTGTGCGATTGAATCTGTAGCCACGCGCCGCGATAAAACGATTAAGGTAACAATCGGAACGCAAGAACTAACGCCCGAACAAACAAGCGCGTTATTTAGTCAATGGATGGGCGGCGTAGGTGTTATGGCATTTAAGGGCGAACAATTCAATTACAACGACGAACAGTTACTTAATAACCTTAAACTTGATGCCGCCGAACTCGGAAGCAAAACACCGAGCCAGCGGTTACGCGCAACGCTTTACGTTCTGTTTGAACACGCGCCCGAAGGTCATAAGGACTTTAACGGCTTTTACGCGGCAATGATGGAACGCTTTATTGAAATGGTAAAGAAACGAATCGACACTTATAATTTGTAAATTTGTAATACTATGCCACTATTTCAAGGAGATACGCAAACGATTATAAGCATGAACATTCGCAAGCTAATTAGCGAAGGTTATTCAAACGAGCAAGCCGCCGCGATAGCATACGCTGAAGCCGAAAAATACCGCAAAGCAAGAACCAAGAAATGAGCGTACAACTAATAAACATATCCGAGCTAACGGTTAACCCGAATAACCCGCGCATTATTAAGGACGAAAAGTTCGATAAGCTGGTTCAATCGATTAAGGAATTTCCCGATATGCTAAAGTATCGTCCGATAGTGGTGGACGAAAATAACGTTATTTTAGGCGGTAATATGCGTTTTAAGGCGTGCAAAGCCGCAAAGCTAAAGCAAGTGCCAATTATGAAGGCAAGCGAGCTTACAGAGGCTCAAAAGCGCGAATTTATAATTAAGGATAATGTAAGCGGCGGCGAGTGGGATTGGGCGATGCTTCAAAACGAATGGGACACCGAGCAGCTCGATGCTTGGGGGGTGGATATACCCGACTTCGAACCCGAACAGGAACTTGAAGCCGTTGAGGACGATTACGAAGTTCCCGACGAAATACAAACCGACATCGTGCTGGGCGACCTTTTCGAGATAGGTGAGCATCGTTTACTTTGTGGGGATAGTACCGATAGCGACGCGGTGGCAAGGTTGATGGATGGGCAGAAGGCGGATATTGCACACAATGACCCACCTTATGGAATGAAGAAAGAAAGCGAAGGAGTGCTAAATGATAATCTTAATTATTCCGATTTGCTTAATTTCAATCATCAATGGATTGCTTTACAGTTTATGCACTTAAAAGAAAACGGGAGTTGGTACTGCTGGGGAATAGATGAGCCATTGATGGATATTTATAGCAATATCCTGAAGCCATATATTAAACAAGAAAAAGCCACGTTTAGAAATCTTCTAACATGGGACAAAGGACATGGTCAAAGCCAAAACTCAGATAACACAAGGTCTTACGCAACGGCAGACGAAAAATGCCTTTTTATAATGCTTGGAGTTCAAGGCTTCAACACAAATGCAGATAATTACTTTGAAGGCTTTGAATCAATAAGGGAGTATCTTGTTACTCAAAAGAATAAATTGGGATGGAATGTTGACAAAATTATTGAGATAACTGGCAAATCAAGCGCATCGCACTACTTCAGTAAATCACAGTGGCATTTTCCTACAAGAGAGCATTACAATTCAATAAGGGAAGCAGCGAAAGGCGATGCGTTTCATAAGGAATACGATGCGCTAAAAAAGGAATACGATGCGCTGAAAAAGGAATACGATGCGCTGAAAAAGGAATACTACTCTACTCGTGCCTATTTCAATAATACGCATGACAATATGAATAATGTTTGGCATTTTTCAAGGCATAACAAAGATGGAAGTGAAGGAGGACACGCAACACCTAAACCGATTCCATTATGCGAAAGAGCAATTAAAAGCAGCTGTCCCGATGGTGGCTTGGTTTTAGATTTCTTTCTCGGCAGCGGCTCAACAATGGTAGCATCACACCAACTTAAACGCAAGTGCTACGGCATAGAACTTGACCCGAAGTATTGCCAAGTGATACTCGACCGCATGATTAAACTCGACCCAACGCTTACTATTAAGCGCAATGGGCATCCGTATTTACAGCGAAAAAACAGCGATGCCAAAGCCTGAGAACATAGAG